AAATGTCGCTTTTTTCTTTGCGATGATAAACCTCTTTCTAAATTTCTATCTCACATTCAATCACTTGGCAAAAATCAATCTTCTCGTCTGGTACAAATTGGCGCATGAGCATTCGATGAGTGACAACTACCACAGTTTGGTGTTCTCGATACTTAGCCATAGATTCGAGAAAGCGAGCTCCCATCTCCTCAGCTGTCTCATATTGAATAGGACTATCTGGAAGCAACTCCCCCTTGTTTTCTAAAAACAGTCTTCTAGCTATTTCAAAGTTCTCTATCCCTGTTTCATAGACTTGCCATTCGTGTAACAAAGGCTCCACCCTCAAAGAAAGGCCAGTAGCACAAGATACATAAAAAGCCGTTTCTAAAGCTCTTGTCACTGCTGAAGTTACTAGCAAATCAGATGATTGTAGCAAGGGATTTTGGCAAAGTTTCTGAGCTTGTTGTCTTCCTTTCTCAGATAAGGGTGCCAAATCCATTCCGAATCCAGTATAAGAACGTTCCTCTAACTCACGGTAATCTGGCTCTCCATGACGCACAAAGATAATCTTCATCTTAGTGCCCTGTCGATCCAAATCCACCAGTCCGCACACCATCCGCCTCATCTCCATCTGCAATCAAAAATGGAGCAAAGATAGCCTGAACCACACGTTCCCCAACTTCAAGAACAACCTCTTGGTCTGTGATATTCTTCATCTGCGCAAAAATATGTCCCTCATTCCCGGGATTGCCATAATAATCCCCATCAATAACGCCAACTGAGTTGATCAAGACCAATCCCTTCTTGCGAGGGTTTGAAGAGCGATCATAAAGGTAGAGGACCTCAGTTGGTTGCATATAAGCCTTAACCCCTGTCGGAACTAAGACAATCTCTCCTGGCTCGATTACCGTACGCATAGCAACCTTTAAGTCGTAACCAGCCGCATGCGCTGTCTCACGCTTGGGCAACAAATTTTCATCTGTAAAACTCGAAACCAATTCAAAACCACGAATTTTCATATTTTTCTCTTTTCTATAATCATTTATTCTAGGCTATTTTATCTTATTTATTCGAAAAAAGCACGAAAAAAGAGCACACAACAATTATAGTTGATACGTAAATTTACACCATTTTACAATACATTGGATTTTAGAGCTTTAAAACGAGATTAAAGTTGAATTTTTACATCATTTTACAGAGATTTACGATACTTTTGCCCCTTTTTTGCCCCTTTTAAAACAATAAAACCGCAGGCAACAACCTGCGGTTTTGTGTAATCTATTTTGAAATTCTTTCTGTTTTTTATTTTTCTTCTTTTGGTTTGTCAACGACGGTCACAAGACCATCTGGTTCGGTTTTGAATGCTGGATCTGTGTGAAGTTCACCGTTGGCTTTCAAATAGTACCAGCCATCACCAGATTTAATGAATTGTTTAGACAGCATATAACCATCTTTTTCTTCCATGAAATACCATGTTTCACGATATTTGACCCAGCCAGTAGCCATGCGACCATCTGATTTGAAGAAATACCAGCGATGGTTGAGGAACATCCAGCCTGTGACCATTGCCCCACGTTTGTCAAGATAGAACCAGTCTTTACCATCATTGAACCAACGGTTGATTAGGCAGTATCCGCGTTCATCGAAGTAGAACCACTCATTGTTGATTTTCTTCCAGCTTTTTGTTGGGTAAGAGCCATCCGACTCTCCCCACCACCAACCTGTTTCATTGCGTTTCCAACCAACTTCAGTAGAGATACCGCCTTCAATATCATTCTTGAATTGCTCACGACTGATACCCCATTTGGCCAAGTAAGGGTATGGATCCACATGGTCTGAGTAGTTTCGAGGTTGATTGTATGTGCAATACTGATGTGTCTTGATTCCTGCTAAACTGTCAGAGTCCAGAGTTTTCGGAATCCCTGCTTCATCCGCAAGGTTTCGCAGAAGCTCAACATAGAGCTTGTAATCGCGCATAAACTCTTCTTTTGTGCTATGGCTTTCAATCAGTTCGACTTGTCCGTAACCTTCAACATTCCAGCCACCTCCCACATCATAGGCTCCCATGTCTGTATACCAGGTCTGCATCACACGGCCGTTACCTACAACGTGTGAGAAAAATCCTGAATCAACAGGTCGTCGCATGTGGTAGTCTGCTTCATTTTGGGCAGTTGAATTTGGATTACCCGTTGAGTGAGCGTGAATCTGACGATAGGGTTGCTCTCCAACTTGCGGTAAATCAGTCCTTAATCTACTTGTATCAATATCCATGATTATTCCCCTTTCCACGCATCATTCATCCGCTTCACCGCTGACTCGACAAATGTGTCGAGTTCCTTATCAGTCATACTAATGTTATATTTGCCAAGCTCAGCACGTATTTTAGCTCGTGCTTGCTCCAGCTTCTCTTGACCTTTATAGCCAGTTTCAGCAGCAACCTGCTCCACAGCATTGACCGCATTTTTGGCCAAAATTTCGACAATCTTGACAGTCTTTTCACCGCCTTTTTGGACAAGGTAGTCCTTGACTGCCTTGACTGCGATACCGGCCAAAACAGTCAAGATTCCAGTAGCTGAAGCAATAATGATTTCAGTAATTTGTTGCATGTGTTATTCTCCTTTGTTTTTGTCGTCATCTTTTTCAAGCAAGCGTTGAAATGCTTTCAAAATCGGCTGAAAAAGAGTGACATTTCCTTTTAGTTTGCGGTAATTTTCAATGAGTGATTGAAAAGTAAATGCGATGTACCCTAGATAAATCGAATACAAGAATGCGAAGCCTGTTTTTTCAGGTAAGAGTACGGACATCGGGATGAGGATCATCAACAAGAGGACTCCCAAAATCTTACGAAGTAGCCCGTTAATACCGATTTTACTCTTATACTCGATGTCAGGATTTGCAATCGCAGCAATAGTTCCAGTCAAGAAATCAATGATTTCCATCGAAACAATCAAAGCAAGAGCGTACAAGACCAGACCATCTTCGGTCTGGACTACGCTTCTGAAAAAATTGAAAAATTCGATTTGCATATATCCCCCTTAGTCAATCCTTGGCATGACCACGGTCAAAATGCCCTTCTGTAGCATTTCGGCAAGAGTCTGCTCCTTATAAGTGTACCCCTCAGATTCCTGCATCTGGAATTTCAGGATTGTTGGTGTTTCTTTCGGCCATTTCGGATTTGTATCGTGTGGATAAGGCATCGATACGATATCGCCGTTCGTATAGCGACGGTCTTTCACAAGCGGCTTGATGAACTGAGCAACTTTACTGTAAGTGTTCGTTGGCATGCCACCATTCTGGCCAATAGCAAGTGCGATAAGAACCTCAGTAATAGCTGATACGCTATCGATGTTCTCTTTGTTCGCCGAAAGGTCTGTCTTAGTTTTTGCAAGTGTCTGAACCGCTTGTTCAATCTCAGCTTGGGCCTTCACGATGGCACTACCTGGGTCTAGCTCGGCTTTCAGGATATCCAGCACGGCCTGAATCAAGACATCCTCTTGCTCAGTCGTGCGGTCACCAGTCAATTCCCGCTGGTTAGTGCTATAACGATTCCCGTCTTGCAAACGGATTTCTACAACGGTTGTAACTTTGTCGCCCAAACCTCGCGTATAAGGCTTACTTGCTAGTTCGTAATTATTGATTGCCATTTGCCATTTTTCCTTTCGCTTCTTCAAATAGCTCTTTTAGAGCTGGGTCGTATTCAAGAACCTCTTTCATCGTATGCAGCTCACTTGCTACATACATATAAAGGGCCTCGAATCTTGCTGAATCTTGAACACTTGCTCCTAACTTTTTGGTTAGTGAATCAAGCATCAGTTGATTTACTACATCATTCATGCTACTATTTTCTCCATTTTTTCTATTTTCTGATTGAGTTCTTGAATGGCCTTGATAAGATAAGGCACAAGTTCAAATGTTCGATACGAGTATGCGCCGTCTGGGTTTTCATAAAACGCTTCTGGAATGTATTTCTGGACGTCTTGAGCCATGATACCACAAGAAATGTCCTCAATTTTGCCATCGTATTCTTTGCGATAGCTGTACGTCTTCAAGTTTTCGATTACATCGAGAGCTGAAACTGCACTATCTTCGATATTGTGCTTATATCTACGGTCTGAGATTTCTTTATTGAGTGGAACCCAACTAGAACCACCACCACTCCAAACAAAATACATATAGCCGTTATCGCTAAAGATTTGTTTGTACTGAGGGGAGTAAATCCAGTATCCAGATTTACCTGAATTCTTATTATTATAGTAGATATCGCCTGTAACACGTAAGTCGCCGTTTATTACCGGCGTGTTCCAAAAATACGCTCGATTGTAACAGAACATTTCGCCCGATTCTTTAACGAACCAAGCATAATTTCCTGGAGCATCCCAAGTAGTGCCCCAATTAACCCAAAGAGCTGTTTTGCCCCAATTACCAGCACCATTACTCATCCCTACGTAAAACTGATTCTGACCAGTCAACCAGTAAGTTGACGGGTCTTTATCGTGCGTACCAATCTGAAAGCCACCAATCCGCCCTTTGTAACCTTCAAGCAAGGTCGCAGATACTACAACTGACCGCAACTTGTTGATAAAGGCCTCTTTAGCTGCGAGCGTGTCCGTGAAGATATCGCTTGAAACGAACATTCGAGCCATCGCTTGGTCCATAATCAGCTTGTCTGCTGTGATAGTCCTTGAGCCGATAATCTCAGCGTTAAGCTTAGCGAAATTACCCTCGCCAACAAATAGTCTCTTGAAGTAACCTTGAATAGCCGTCAATTCATCAAGCAGGGTCTTACCCTTCAAGCGAATTTTTTCAGCTTCAATCAAAATTTGATTGTTAGTCGCATTGATTTGCGAAACGATTGAACCAGCGCTGGTCAGATTTTGAACTGCCCACGAGCCAGTCAGTTGATTCTGAACCGTACGAATCGCTTCGTCGATATCTTCAGGAGCTTCTGAAAATGGAGTTGACTCCGTTCCGATTTCAACTTTTGGAAACGCAATCCAAACAGTAGCATTTGAAAATATGTGTAGGATTAGCTCACTAGTTGCGTTTGAATTTTCTTTTTTAATCAGCTCAATGTCATAAAATTTCCAATCGGTAGTTAGCAAGACACCTTGCACAGTGTTTCTGTATCCTGCCCTTGCTTGAAAATTCGTGTTATTGACAGTGGATTTCGCCCAAAAGCTAAATCTTGCTGATTTATTTTTTAGTTCATCAACCCGGCCGGTTCGTGAATTACCACCAAGTGAGAAAGTGATTTTTTGATTATCAGTTTTGCCGTTAAACGTCGATACAATCTTTAACGTATTCACTCCTCTAAATTGATTTTCAGAATCAATACTTACAGATAACTGGCCTTTTGTCTGCGAAGTATCGTCAAACAACTTGTACGTTGAATATTTATCTCTTAAATCACGTTTGAATAGTGAATTTAAGAAAAGATTTCGTCCACCAGCTGAAGCCTTTGCTACTTCAACCTGGAACAGCTGGTTAGTCAATGCCATACGAGCGACTTTATCAGCAATATCAGACTCGCTACGACCGATAATGCGCTCATACAGTTTGCTAGTCTCTTGCACTCGCTGGAAGTCCGTTTGGTTAGCCTTGCCAGCAATCTGAGAAGCAATATTTGCAAATCGACCATCGACGGTTGTTCTGTATTCTGAGATTTTTGCATCTGCGTAGTTTTGATTGTTTTCAGGAGCAGGCTGATAAGCACGTTTTAGAGTGCCTTCGTAAACATCAATTTCAGTTATCCAAACAGTCGCACTTTGCCCATCAGTTGAACCGAAATTATCAAAACGCAAAGAGAACCCATCATAATCGCCACTATTAAATTGAACTGTAAAGCGCTCTGCTTGTTCAGGAGATAGACGTTGATTGAAAACACCTAGAGTTCTTTTCCAAACGTTGTCTTTATTGGATAACAAGCCCACCAGGACCCTGAAGCCAGATACATTTCTGGACATGAATCCGGTAAAAGAAAGCGTGTAGTCCGTGTTCTTCTTAAGCTGATTGTAGCGACCTGTCTGGATATAGCACAATCCTGCTTCTTTCGTATCGATGGTGAATAGTGGAGCTGAGCTATTCTTGTAGAAACCATGCGTTCGGTTTGTGAACCATTTTCCATTCGTTCCGCCCCAATTCTTATCTCCCAGCTCTGCAGCGCCATTAATGATTAAGTTGGGACTGCCTAAATTGATTTCTTCAAATCGTCTTGTCAAGCCTCGCACGTCTTCTACGTGCTGAGACTTCGCGACATAGTCGTTAGAAATGTTTTGACGAAGAGTTGCGATATCAGCTTTCGCTCGCTCACTGATTTGCTTCGCTTCTTGAGCAAGCAGACTACTTGCACCAACGTTTCGCAAAGCTTCATCAGCCCTGCGCTTGGCTTCTTGTAGAGGGCCATTGTTAAAACTATTGAAGCGCTGGTCAATAGTGTCAGACAGCTCTCTCTTGACTTCTTCGGCTCTGGCTTTGGCAAGTTCGACTTGATCGTTAAAGTCATTTTTGATTTTCTCAACTTTTTGGCCAAACCCTTTATCTGCTTCCTCGATTTGGTTTTGAATTTGCTTCTCAAATTCGCTAAATTGTACAATCTTCTTAGTAATTGTACCCGCATATGAATACTGCGCATCATTTCCAGCTTTACTGTCTGCGCTGATACGACCACGCAGACCGCCCTTAAATGTGAATGATTGACTCAAAATTGGCGACTTGAACGTCTCACCCGTGTTTGTCTTGATGGTTACCCACTGACCGACATCTAGCAATAGATGACCCTGGTAATTCAAGTTAAATGGATAGTATCGAATATCCTTGATTTTGTGATAAAGGTTATCTAAAATCGTTTGAGACATGAATAGATTATCCAGCTCAAGCGAGCGACCTGTCCGCATACCGACTGTGAGCGTCTCTTTATCTTTTTTACAAGTTATCCCTGCAATCTGATACTCGATTTCGCTCTTGGTCAATCCGTGCATGAAGTAGCTATCTGCTGTAATTGTGATACCCGAATCAGTCAGTTCCTTGATTTCGAGTTTCCCTTCTCGATTGAAAAAACAAGACATCCCGAGCATTTGAGAAGCAAGGCTCAAAACATCTCTGAATGTCATTTTTTTCTCTTTCGGAATCTTATCGATTCTGTAATTCATGGATGTCAAATCCATGTTTTCGTTTGCAAGTACGATTCCCGTTTTTAAGCAGATTTCTTTAATGACTTGTCTAATTTCTACTGGATAAGTCAAGTCCGTAACGTGTTCACGATTTAACTTAAACATCCCATCCATTAGATCAAGCCTAGTCGTGTTACGGTTTCGGTCAATCTCAATATCATTGATGAAATATTCGCCCATTTTGACCCATTCATAGGTTCCATCTACCAAAAGGCCGATTTCAGGATAAACCTTATCTAATTTATTGAAAGTGGTAATGATGCTCGTAAAAACGATTTTACCACTGCCAGCACAAGTGCCTCCTGGCTTATAAGTGTCACCCTTGATATAGCCATAATCAAAGTACGCTTCTTTGATATCGCTTGACTGATACTGTCCTACTCTGATAGCGAAAGCACGGTTTTTAGCAAACATAGCTTCATCAAATTTCTTACGTCTAAATATATCCATGTTCTAACCTACCTTTCTACCAGATTAAATTTTGCGCCAGACCACGGCTTGAACTTCTCAGTAAATGAATAACTCGGAGCCGTTCTGTCTCCAACATAAAACATTTTAGTTGTCTGCCCTTTTATCGGGTCCGGATAAGATACCTCAACGAATTCAGGCGATACAGCATTTAAAAGCTGACTCATTTCATCTTGAGTCAACATACCCCATTCGCAAACTAGTTTTCGTTTAGTCGTGATACGGTCACGCACCATGTCTCCGTTCGCATTGCGACCCGTTTCTCCGTCGATATCCTGAATATCAACCTGAAAAATTTTGGGAGGCTTAACAGCCACCCCATTGATAATTAAGCGTGCCATTTTACCTCCCTCTAAATGTTAAGCAAGACTTGTCCTGCACGTTCTTGTTCTCGATTGATTTCTTGGATAGCTACACGCCCAAACTCGTGACCGCCAATCATGATGACGATGTCACCGCTACCACTGAAGCCTCCAGATTGTGGTAAACCACCTCCCAAGGCATTGACTACAGCACCACCTACGATACGACCCATAGTCTGTAAGAAACCAGTATTTTCAAGAGGCATAACGACCTCTTTACCAGCTTCACCGATCATGGCCACAGTCGGACTGTCAACGATACCACCACGAGCTAATCGAGGTAGACTCACATAGCCGATACCGCCGAGAGATACGCCCGGGATCTTGTTAATTAAACCGATAACACCGTTAATCATGCCGATAAAGCCATTCACCACATTTTCAATTGTGCCGAGAACCGCATTAACTGCGCTCTTAAATGCGCCACCTACTGCGCTACCGACCATTTGACCAGCATTCACGAAGATACTTTTAACCGTATCCCAAACTCCACTAAAAAAGCTGCCAATTGAGCTGAAAGCATTCTTGACAGCATCGAAAGCACTTCTGAAGATATTGCCGAACCACGTAGCAACGTTAGCAAGTGTAGTCGTCACATCGTTCCAACGCTCGCCAAACCAGGTGCCGATTGAAGAGAATATGTTTGTCAACGCATTCCAAGCTTTCTGGAACATGTCCCCAAACCATTTAGCTACGTCAGCTAAAACAGTTGTGATATCGTTCCAACGTTCTGCAAACCATTCTCCAAGTGGCGTGAAAATGGTAACAATACCGTCCCAAATTCCTTGGAAGATTGCCACAATCGTGTCCCAAATGAACTTCAAAACTGCTACTGTTAAATCTAACAATCCAGTTAAGATTGTAGACAAGATGTTCATGATGGCATCGCCCGTTTCGGTGAAACCATCAAAAATCTTACTCATATCACCCGTAAGAATACCAGTGATGATATCAAACACACCTTTGAGAAAGTCCGCTATGCCTCCAAATATATCAGCAACCGTATTGAATAAGATGCGGAAGACTTCTCCAATGTATTCAAGAGTTGGAGCTAGAACTCTCGTCAATTCCTCAACGATAAAGCCAATTACTGGTGCAACGTAGGCAGTGATGACTTGTGACATTTCTTGGAAACTTGCGACCATCTCCAAAATTTTTTGAATAAATGGAGAAATGTGTTTGCCAATTGTATCCGAAAAACCTTGACCGAGTTTCTCTATAACAGGTTGGATGTGATTGTTCCACCCGTTTACAAACAAACCAATAATGCCTGATATAGCTTTCGTCGATGATTCAATTGATGGGCGAATGTAATTATCATACACACGACTGACTGAATCTGACAGGTCATTGATTGCTTTTTCAGCACTCTCAAAAATTGGAGCAATACCGGTTAAGGCATTTGAAAAAGCCTCTGCGACGCCAGGCATATTGTCTGTGACAATTCGCTCGATTCCTTGCATGAGGTCGCCGCCGAGTTTGAAGCCAATCTCCACAATGCTAGATTGAATTGCTAGAATGGCAGACACAATCGCACTGCCAATGCGAACAGCGCCAGTCGATGTTATGACGTCATAGAAGCCATCTGCAAACGCCTGAGCGATGTTTCCTGCTGACGCAAACATTATTCCCGTATTCTCAAATTGAGCCACAAGCGAGCGAATAATACGCTCTTTTTGACGTCCTAAACCATTCGCTATGCTTTCGGCAAGAAAGACACCGATGCCAACTCCAACTGTGCCGATTGAGCCTGCAATCTGCCCTAGTGCATAAGCGATTTTTTCGGTCATGCCATTAAAAGCATTGACTACTCGTGGATCAGTAGCGATTTCTTCAAGCGTCGTCTTGATTTGACCAAGACCAATCTTAATACGTTCTAGACCCTCGGCTCTGAATGCAGCATTAAAACCTTTGCTAAAGAGGCTTGTTAGTCCTTTCAGCTTATCTCCTAGACCATCAAAGATGCTCTTGAACTGGTTATCCATGTCAGTAAGTGCGACTTCTGGCAAGATATCCTTGAAAGGTCCGCTTCCGCCTTTTCCTTTCTTACCCTTGCCTTTGCCACCGCCACCACCAGAACCGCCAGAGCCTCCGTCGTCAGAATCATCTTTCTTGTTTAAAAGCGTGATTTCATCAAATCCAGCTAAGCCAAGCAATTCTTTGACTGCTTTCTTGGCATTTTTGGCAGAGTCTCCGAGATTATCAGCTAGGCCACCCGAAGCATCGTCAGCATCACCCATAGCATCAGCAAGGTCTCCTGCGCCACCTGCAGCATCTTGCATAGCTCCATTCATGTTACCAACTGCACCAGCTACACCGTCCTTAACAGTCGCTTTCTTGTTGAACATCAACGCGATAAACTCAGCGAGTTTAGCAGTCACATTCTTCAAGACCATAGCAAACGAGTTCAAGACTGGCATAATCGCGTTGACAATCGGCAAGAATGCGTTACCGATGTTAAGAGCTGAGTCTTTCAGCAACGACTTGAATAAACTGATACTGCCGTTGACCGATTGGGACAAGGTCGTGCCGTACTTAGCAGTGGCTTGCTCCAAAATCGCCATGAGACGGATTTGTTGCTGTGTCTGATAGTCGAGTTGATCCCAGCTTTGGCCGTTTGCAAAGCGTTTGAACGCTTCAGTCGATTGAATCATGGCCACATTAACGTTGATTCCTAAATCTTCGATTGCTTCCGTATTACCTAGCAAACCTGAGCGAATGCGCTCCATGACGTCTGTAATGCTACGACCTGAACCCTCTGCGACTACTGCAGATGTCTGAAGCATCTTAGCAGTGTATGCGCTCAGTTTGTTTGAGTCTTTGATAAAGCCAGAAAATAAGTTTGAATAAACCGCCCCGTATTTTGTTGCTTCACCAACACCCATGTTCATAGCGTTTGCGTTGTCATTTACCCATTTTAAGAATGTCTGTGAGCTCTCGCCCATTTGACGCTTGATTTGGTTAATCGATGCTGTAACTTCAAGAGCCATCTGTGTAGAGTACATGCCGACATCTAACAATTTCTTACCAAGATAAGCAAAGCCAGCGAATTTGGCAAGTTTACCAAACACACCTAGCATTGATCCAGACTGCGCCTTGATTTTGTCGGTTGATGACTGTACTTTGTTAGAGGCATCTTTGACCTTATTCTCGACTTCTTTCATCTTGTTTTTGAAAGGTGCGATTTCAGCATCAATCATAACCTTGAGCTCATCAAGAGTAACTCCCATCTATTCTCCTTTCATTTTCATTTTTCGATTGTGACCTTCAGCAAACATGCGCATGCGCTCTTTATGTAGTCGCACTTCTTGCTCTCGTCTCGCTTGTTCGACTTGCTCTTTTTCTTTCTCAAAAAGTTCAGGAGCATAATCCCATATTTCAAGCGGTTTAGCATCTTTTGAAAGTAACAAGGATACATTGTTTGCTATCATCTGTGAAAGTCTGTAAGATTCAACAATTTTTTCTTTTTGCTTTTGGATTGTGACACGATTGTAACTTTCAATCATGTCTCTGATTTCAAGTACCGTCAAATCCCAAAAATCGAGAGGTCTCCCCCCGATGTCTAAGAACATTGGGTATAACCTCTCGACCATTTCTTTTACTGATGTAACTGCAGTCGATTCTAGTCGACTACTTCCATTTTTGCTTTGGATTTCTTGGGAGCTTTCTTGCTTGCTTTCTCCCGTGGCATAAAACCCGAAACTTGAAGCATCGGCAAGATAACGTCTGCCATGAATGCTGCCTGATCTCCACCGTTATCTACGTAGTCATCGTATAGGTCAGATACATCTTCAAATGAGAGTCCATGCTCAAACTTTTGAAGTGCTCCATGGGTCAACAGCAACATGACTTTAAGAGGAGGCAAAGCAAAAGCTTCGCCCTCAGATGGCATGAAGACCTTGAGCAGGTTTGCTCCGATTTTTTCTTCGACTTTCGTCGCTTGCAATGAAGTGAGTCGGAGCTTTAACTCATTATCCTCACTGACTTTCCAAATTGCGTATGGTAGAGCCATCTATTAACCTCCCAATCCGTCTGTAAATACGAGTTCAGACTGCAATGCGATCTTGAGCGTGAATTCGATAACAGAGTTCACTCCGCCACCGCCAAGTTTGACGGACACTTGCCCTTCAAAATCGACCTTGGTACCGTCTGGATAAGCTTGCTCAAAGTAGAGTTTTTCCTTGTCTTCTGCTGCCTTACGTAAAACACGGTAAGAAGAAGTTGCGCTTGAGTTATCATAAGCGAACTTGTACTCAAGTTCTCCAGCATCACCAATACCAAATTCGTATTTCTTAACCTTGTCCTCAAGGGTTGTATTCTCAACCTTTTCAGGTTCAATACCAAACTCTGGGACTTCTTTCAGTCCCGCAAGCTTGGTATAAGTTCCTTTAGCTTTTCCGTAAGAAAGCGTAATTCCATTTGCTAACATGTTTTAGTTCTCCATTCTGTATTGATAAACCAATTGTGAATTTAGGTCAACGATTCCCTCGAATCGCATCAGCTTGTGACGCAAATGCGACGGATCAGGTATGTCCTGACAGTCCGTTCTTCGCAATCCTAAAGATGCGAAGATTTCATTGATTTTGACTGCTAAATCGCTGGTGCTATCTTTGTCAAAGATATCCACCTTGTAGCGGATATGCGATTTCTTCTCTTGGTCATCGAACCATTCACCAGGTTTATTTTGTTCTTCCAAAAAAATGACGACTGGAACGTTCTCCCAGTCGTCTGGATAAGTATCAGTCACATTATCTGCGACATTTTGCAATTCTTTATAAATTAAGGGTTTAATATTAATCATTTTATCTGTTCTCTTATCTTTCTGCTAACATATTTTGAAATGTTACTAGATACACGGTCATGGTTATCTTTCAAAGCAGGATACAAGTAAGGTTGCGCAGGCTGACCATACATTTTGTAAAACTCACCTCTTTTCGCAAAGTGGTAAGGTCCTATATTGATTTGGTCTTCATGTACGTACCAAGGACTAGAGCGATAAGATACGCTGACTTCTGGCGATATGCCTGAGTGATTAGCTTGTCCTTTCGGACCCGTTCCGAGTTCGACATAGGCAGCGTGGTCTGAGTTTGTAAAGACTTCGCTCGATATCTTATTGCCGTTTATTTTCAGTCTAACTCTGATGCTATTTCTCAACTCACCCTCGTTCGCTGGTGCTCTGAGTTTCGCTTCAGCTTGTACGACTGTTTTAGCAGCATGCAAGACCGCTTGTCCCACTATCTCGTTACTCTTTGCACCGTATAGCTTACGACATTTAGCAATTAAGCTATTTGCTCCGATTAAACCTGACACGCTCTAACTCCAAAACTTGATGATGACTGTATACTTTTTTTGAGATAACCCGATGCGTGACGTCTGTCTTGCTATCAATACAGACACCGTCTTTTACGTTGATATCAGCATCCTTACTCGCGTTTGCATTTAAGATATCGTTGACTCGGTCGCCATAAATCTCAGATTGTAGATTGCTAGTCGCTGGCCACAACTCAAGTCGTACTTCTTCAACCTCGTCCGCATATCCTTCTTTAGCAATCCCTTCGTCTGTCACGGTCTTCTTGAACCGCTTGAGGTTATATGGCTTCAGTCTATTCTTTTTCAAAAACATGACCTGCCACCCTCGCTAAGCGATGCATCCGAATACGCTGTAAAAGGCCCGTAGACAAGCCTGACTCACTGTAGGTTACAGAGATACCACCTTCACTCCTAGATTGCTCTCCCTCACTTCCAGAGCGATTGTAGAGCTCAATCACAAGTTCAGGTAGTAGTCTGTTAAGCGCTGGCGTCAGCTTCTCCCGGTTCGTCTCAGATAAAATGATGTTTTCTGCCCTTAAAAGTAAAGACGAGAGGACTGCTTCGTCACTCTCGCCCGTCAATGATTTTAGTTTTTCAAGTTCCATAAGACCTCCTAGTCAAAAGGAGTCGTCTCGTCTCCTTGGGTTTCGATTTCGTCAATGATATCGACAACGTCTGCGATATCGACTGAGAACTCACTTTTGAGATTGTGCGACAATTCGTTGAATCGCTCGTCTGTCATTTCAAAGACATCATTCTCTTGTCGTCTCACTTTTGTTTGCCAGTCATTGAAGGCTTGTTTTACTCTGACCTTCATAGGTTAGACCTTATTTCTTGATTTCAGCAAGCACGACTTTAGAATCATCTGAAACTGCGACTGTGTAAAACTCGTCAATTGAGATTTCAGTAGAACGTTTCAAAGACTTGCGGTCTACTTCGACATTTGGATCACGTTTGATGTAAACTGTCAATGCAGCAGTGTCTTGTTCGGTTTCGTCATCGTGTGTCAGCTTGATGATTGGGCAAGTGTAGAATGCGCTTGTAGAGTCCAGAGCTACCTTACTAGTCGCAACGATACGTGTATTTGCAATCATACCGATTTCACCAGTCATAACAACTTGATTAGGGTATTTATCTGCTGAGATAAAGTTTGGATCTTTACGCAAGGTTGTGACTTGCTTTGGATTGACAAACATTACTTTTTCAGTGTTGATTTCTTCTTCAAACAAATCAATAGCATCTACGATTACATCATAGCTGATTGCTTTTGTTTTTGAGTCAAATTTACGAGTGTTTGTTTTCAAAAGAGCATCCATTGCATCGTTGTCGATTTTAGCAGCAATAGCAAGTGCAAGTTGGTTCTCTGCATTACCAACTGGATCACCATAGCCTGAAAGAACTGCTTCATCTGTCAACTCAACGGCTTTCATAGCCTTCTTGATTGTAGCAGTCTTAGTAGATGTACCAAGGACTACAACTCCAGCTTCCACACCTTCGTTTACATCTTCGGCATCACCGATGTATGTGTAAGATGGGACTTTGATAGTGTTCCCTGGCACGCCTTCAAGCGTGCGATCGATAGCTGCGAATGGAATTACTTGCAATTTCTTTGGTAGTTTAGCTGCAATCATGTCTCCCATTACTTCAGGATTCACGAGATTTGCGATTTTAGTTTGTGCCATTTATTAAATTCTCCTTATTCGTTAATTCAAAAATGAGTTATACAATTCAGGATTTGACTGCTTCAATGCAGCCTTCTCTGAGTGACTCATTTGGAAAAATTGAGCTCTTGAGAGCCCTGTTGATTGTTGTGGGGCAGTCTTAATAGGTGCGCTACCCTTCATGCGTTCGGATACACCTTTTTGGACTGCATCCTCCCACGTTTTCTGAATGCTTGCGACTGATTCAGTCACGGCTTCAGCATTTGACAAATCAACCACGTTTACTAATTCAACTGGTAAGCCACGTTCGCTTAGCATTGCTTTAGCTTCTGCGGTCAATTCCTTGCGAGCAATCGCTTGTTCACGGTCGGCTAGTTCTTGCTCGCGCTGATCCAACTGATATTTTTGTTTCTCGTCAGAGTTCATCTTTGCAAGTTTCTTAGCTTCGTTTTCTCTAGCTTCTTGCTCTGATTTCCACTTGGCAAATTTCTTATCGATGATAGCATCGACGTCTGCGTCCGTGTACTTCTTCTCGTCTTGCGGTTGTGGTGTAGGTTCTGCAGGTACCTTTTGTTCTTCAACCGTTTCGACTTCGACTGTTTGTGTTTCTTCGTTCATTGCGAACCTCCTATTTTTTAAGTCGTCCCCGACTGTGTTTTCCATAGCTTTTAGTGTCGTCAATGCTTGGACAATATAAAAACCGTACGGGATTCCATACGGTTAGGTTTTATAGTTTAATTTCTTCAATTTTCGCACGTTGCTCTAAAATCGAAAGATAATCCCACATGACTGAGCGTTGTCTCTTTAACAAGTCAATTGGACATCTAGGTTCAAAATCGAGTTGCCCTTTTTCGTATTTTCCAATCATCATATCTAACTTCTGGAATCGTTCTCTCAATTCATAGTATTCTTTTTTAAAGCGTTCTTTCCAATCTTCCATTTTTAGTTCCTTTCTTTTAGGTTTCTATTAGGATAACTTCACAAGCTATCACAGAAATTCTTTTTACAATCAAATCGCAATCAAGAAAATCGCATGGATAGTCTCCTTTTAAAAGTTCATTTTCGTGATAAACCGAAACATAAGCTTCTTTTTCTATCACGCCACAAAGTTCTTTGACTTTCATTTTTTACACATTTTCCAAATGTCAAAACCGCATCAAATCTGATACGGTTTATAGTAATTTATAGCAGTCTATTCCTGCCAGTCAAGATGTTGGATCACCTACTTTCTGTTTTTGAGCCATGAAAAGTCATTATCAACCAAAACTTGATAAAGAATTTTCCCAATTCGGTCTGCCTGCTCTTCTTCATGATTTATATAGCCAGCTTCAACTAAAATACCATGCGTAATTTCGTGAATAAGTGTCTGATCTTCGATTTGTTGACTAGCTGAGTCGTCAAGAACAATCCTGCATGTCTTGTACTCAATATGCCCCCATTCTCCTGTTTTTCCCTGTAAATCAGTTATTTTTTCGATTTCGTAGACGATACCACCTATTTTTATCTTATCCATGTTAGGCTTATTATCACGATTCATTTCTTCAATCCTTTCTTTATGCCATCAATTATTCCGCTGATCATGGCTAGAATAATAAAGATTAAAAACAAAAATACCAACCACCCAAAAGCGATTGATACCCATTCCCAAATAAACATGTTTTACTCCTTTCTGAGCACGAAAAAAGCACTTAGATTTCTCTAGGTGCTTAATTGTTATAAATTAGCAATAGTATCTTTGATACTTTGCCATAGTTCTTCATCGCTTACCCCTGCGTATTTTTTTTCTATTTCCTCCATAGGAGGAATAGTAATCTCATCGGGTTGAGAAAGCCAAAACTTCTCTTCTTCCTTTGTCAAAGTATAAGGCATAACTAATCAATCCTTTCAAAAGTAAAGTCGTACTTTTCAGCAAACAATGTCAATGTTTTTTCCTGTGCTTTTACTTCAGTATAACCTAATTTAATCATTTTTTCAATCAAATTCTCATATTCTTGATTAGCTTTTTTATGTATCCGTTTATTAGGTTTTGAATACCAATATACACTGCCATCATGACCTATCGTCAATCCATATTTGATAGTATTGTTTTTGCTTCTTTGTTGCAATGAAGCAAGGTCACTAAGCGATGGCGGATACCCTGACGGATGGTTATGAATTGAAACAAGACTTTGTTCTGGATTCTCTTTAAAAGCCTTTCTGACCTGTTCGTTATAAACTACACCTTTTCTCTTTCGAGCTTTGTTTGATAATGCAACAACCCTTCCTGTATCTGCATTAAGCAAATAATAATCTTCAAATGGGGTTCCGTTTCTATGCTGCAACATCTGCCTTGAAACTCTTGCGATAGGTTCAGATATATGTGAAGTCTTTGGATGATTTTTTAATTTATCAACAAATTCATCACTTCGTACATAATCAAGATTCGCTCCAAATGGCCTACCACTTAGCTCTCGTTCTCGTGGTTCTGCAACATACTTGCTATACCACTCTTTATAAGTCATATCAGCAGGCACGTACTCAACTTTACCGGTTTCAGGATTTCTAGCCCTGCGCTCTAGTTTGCTGTAATCTGTATCCTCATCGTGCGCGACAGTCGTAGACCTGCACCATGGATGCAAAGGCGGATAATTCACACCAGGCTCAGCCTTGTTCGTATCGTAGACCTTATTGTCGTGCTCCTGACAAATGTGCGATGTGCGCTTATCCAATACTGCTACGAAGCGATACTTTGTGATTTCAGCATCTTCATAACTGAGCAGTTCCATTTGGTTATGGAAGAACGCGGACTCAGTCCGAACCAAGCGCCTAGCATTGTTTTGGCCAACTTCAAAACGTTCAGCTATTGCTTGAGACGTATCTCGTATACTTCGGCCGGTCATGAGACTCACTAGGAGCTCGTCTTTCACACTTGAAGCGAGCGCCTCAGTATTTGACCATATTCTGTCCGAATAAGCCTCTCTTGTCCATTTTAAATCTTGTAGACGCTTGATTTCTGTTTCAGGTAGACTAGAGAAACTATAAGCAAGTCCTGTTTGCTGCTGCAAGTCAAAGGTAGCCTTGTAATAGCTATCCTTCATCAAGTCGCTGTAAAATGAATCTGAGCCTTTCTTCTCAGAATGATAGATAGACTCACGCATACGGTCTAAATCGTCGTTCAAACGTTCTAAACGCTTCATGCGATAAGCGTAAGCCGGACTGTCTAAATCAGCAAGTAATCGTTGGATATTCGGGTCATTCGGTCGAGCTTCGAGAACCTTACGGAGTTCGTTTAGACCTTTCTGGTCCTTCATGTTCTTCAAGACATGACGAGCATCACGCTCACTCAAACCATAATCACGTTGAAACTTGTCAAAGATTTTGTTGATTTGCTTGTCTAAATAAGCTTTCGATTGCCTGTAGACATCGTCAAACTTGTCTGCTTGCTTCTCGGCCTTATCCATCTGCTCATAGATGAGATTAGCCTTCCTCTTGGTCCAATAGTCCTGGTTCTTCATCTGTCACCTCTTCGTCTGGCTTCGTGTTTACCTGGTTAAAGAATGGCACACGTTCCATGTTCTTCTCTTTCTCTTCCTCAAGACTTTCAAGTTCAGCGTCAGGATCTTCAACGAATGGCAAGAGTGAAATAAGCTGACGAAGCGATACCTTGCCTTCAAGATTATTGATAATCTGTGACAATTCAAGCAAGTTCTTAGGCAATCCACGGCTGAACTGAGGCACGATTGAATGTGCTTCAAGAGCGATCTGCTGCATGCCCAGATAATGAGCGAAGATAGCAATCCGTTGTCTAAGACCTCGCTTGTAGTTCGCTTCTTTCGTCTTAGTTATCATTTCAAGACCTAGTAGCTTGAATTCCATGGCTACACCTGAGCTATTGCCTGCGAAGTTCTCATCTGTCAAATTTGGCACATGGCTGAATGTGTAGATGTCTTCTTTCAAAGCCTTACGCAAGATTTCAGTAGCGTTCTCATCTAAGGCGTTCTTCAAGAAATCAGCCTTGGCATCTGCTGGCAACTCCAAAAGCCCTTCTTCAGCGAGGATTCTCATTGCCTCTCTAGCGTCTTCCAGATTGTCAGCTAATTGCGCTCCGTACAAAACAAGAATAGACTCAACTGCTTGTTCCTTATCATTTACACGATTGCCCATCAGTGAATTATAAGCATCAATCAAGCTAATCTGTTGCTCGTAGTCACCAATCGCAAAGTGATTGTTGCGGTACTCAATGATTGGAATTTGCCCAAGATTATGTTCTTCTACTTTCTCATTCTGCGTCGTTCCTATGCTCGAATCACGTAGCACGATGTGATAATGCAAGTTTTGAGTAAAGACTTCTGCTTGATACTTAGTAGCATCTTTCGTGTCGTCTTTGATTTCGTAATAGTAGACCGCAAACAAGGCCTTACGTTCGATGCTATCATCATAAACGATAAATACATTCTCGGGATCCACACTAGTCGAATCAAGCTCCGTCAATCCCTCTTTCGCATAGATATACTCGTAAGCTCGTCCGTAAATGGCCATATTCAGAGCGTTCTGCGCATCTACTTGGTCGATTTCAGCACCATCAAAAGCTACAAGCAAGGGTTCAAGGTCGCTATCAGCAGTGTTATTATACTTAATAGGATTGCCCATGAAATAGCCCGTAGACGTGTCTGCGATGTCCTTAGCATGATTGGCTACTGTTTTGAAGTTTGGAGCATTCTCGTTTCGTCGCTCGTGATTCAAGATAGCATGTTCACCCAGATAGTATTTCTTCAATTTTTGCAAACGACTACGCTCTAATGTGTGCTTGCGAATCAGCTTGTAAATCAATTCCTTACTCAAAACCGTTTCGTCATATCCATCCCGTGGATAAGTAAAAATCTGATACATTTAATTCCTTTCTATAAGCCGTACTGCGAACGTCTGCGGACGGTTGCCTTTCCACCTTCGATACATTGAAGGCTATATCGCAACGCGTCCATTAAGTGGTTGTTCTTATCTTCTGGCTTATTCAGCCAATTGCCTTCTTTATCTCTTTGATAACAATAACTGTAAAATTCATCCATGATATGTTCACAATTTGGATGCACATAAATAGCGTATCCTTGTAATTTGGACACGCCAGCCATAATACTATCCTTACCTTTCCTACTCTCTTTGATTCGATATATACCGTGCTCCGACCTGAGTTCTTCAATCAGTCGAGACTCTGCGCTATCTGCGATGATTTGCGAACGATGATAACCTTTATCTTTTATCATCTTAGCAACCTCTTTAGTTATCAGACCGACCTTATAAGCTTCATCAAAGATGTGTATCTCTTTCGTCTTGTCGTTTATCAACGAACAACACAAGGCGGTTGGATCGTGAGTGAAACCAAAGTCAAGACCGATGCACAGCTTGTTATCAGGATTTTGAAGAAGCTCATCTTTATCAAAGTCTTTGACAGTCACGTTGTTATAAATTAGACCTTCAGCAACTCCCCACTCGCCGTCGCAGACGATTCTCGCACGTCTTGGATTCGTGTGGTACAAGTCCTCATAACGCTTGATATCGACTTCATCCAGCCACTCATTGCATCTAAAAGTTGTTGTAAGCGATAGCGTGTCTGCTCGCTGAGTCTCCTTGTCAAAAAAGACTCGTTTAAGCCAATGCCTCTCATTCCATGGGTTGAATGTGACCGTGATTTGTTTAAAAAAATCTGGTACATCTAAGCTACCACGAATAGACTCGACTACTGTACTGAACTTATCTTCAGTTTCAATTTGATACGCTTCCTCGAACCACGCCCAGCATAAGATACCGACATCGACCGTGATAGATGTGATTTTAAGTTCATCATCCAAACCACGAAAGAGAATCTTTTGACCTGTCTCTTTAACAGTGATTTCTGGCAGAGACTCGTTGAATTTGAATTTATGAGCGACTTTCAGTTGGTTAGCTGCCCACTTGAAATCCGTGTAAGTCGATTGCTTGTTCGTATTCGAGTATCTACGCACCACAAGCAAGTTAGCCCAGGGATATTTCAAAATGCGGGTAACATAGTTTAAAGCAGTCGTCTTCGACTTCTTTGAACCACGAGATCCCTTTACAACTCGATAGAGATTTCTCGAGCGCCAGAACTGCCCATACCCAACACCTACAATCTTGGGTAAGTCGACAACAATATCATTCTGTTTAATCTGGTATGTCTGACTCATTCGCAAACACCACCGTTCCAGAAACGTCAGCCTCTACCTTGTCAGTCCAAAGTCTATGACGTTTTCCTAAAAGTTCAGCTGCCTTAATTCGATCTTTCGCTCCAACATCAATATCTGTAATCGTTTGACCCAATTCTCCGATGCTTATCAAGGTCTGTTCTTGCGTTTCTCCTCGCATAACTGAAGTTAGGTAAGTAAGCACCTCTTCCTGTGTTGCAATCTTCTCAGACGCAAGCTGAGCCAGTCTTTCATCGATATAAAATTTGATTGTAGTATTTTGTAGTAACTTAGATGCGTTTGTATTAGCATATTTAGAGCTATACCCTGCCTTAATAGCTGCATCTGTCGCATTCCCACTGATGATGTACTCATCAGCAAATCTCTGTTGTTTTAAAGTTAGTTTAGCGATTTTCCATCACCTCCCGTTTTTTCACAAAACAAAAAGCCACACACTTGTGTGACTTAATGAAGACCTCTCACAGACTTTGCAGGAATCGAACCCACGATAACAGATTTGGAGTCTGTTGTGTTACCACTACACTAAAAATCTAAATAACGGTACCAGAGGTTGAACTAAATAATACAAAGAGGAAATCACCAGCTTGCCGCCCTGATACCGTTACAAAAAAATTAAAGGAGTCATCAGTCCGCTTTACCGTACTTGCTGACAATACCATAATATCACTTTAAAAGTTCACTTTAGTTCACTTCGTTCACAATTTTTAGATAAATTTTCAAAGGCAGACTTTCTGATTTTTTGAATAGCACCTCTACTATATTTTAGCTTAGCTTCGACTTCATTCCACGTCATTCCATCGATGTAAAACAACCGCATCACGATATTTTCTACCGGATCATCTAACGATTCGATTGCTTGAATCAACTCATCACGCTCTTTATACAAATCTTGAATTTCTTGATATAGCCGCTCTGATTTATCAATAATCAGCACATTCAATTCTTCTGATTGGTTTTTGTTATTCTTCGATTTTGGCATATTATCAAATTGTTGCCCTCGTAAAATTCCAGACTTTAAGCTGATAATTTCCTGGTGCTTCGACTTCGCTTTGATATCGATATACTGCAAGGCCTTTAGTCGTTGCTTGATATTAATTGTCAATCGCCCACCTCCAAAAGTTCTGGATTTTCGCAGATGTTGCCGATGATTTCCTCTGCCTCCGTCCAAGCATATCCTTCTTTTATTCCTTTTAGAAAATCACTCATCTTCCACCTCAATTAGAGTATCTGCATGAAAAACTTTGCCCCCTCTAAAAGTCGGGCCGTACTTTTTAAAGCGTTCAAGATTAACTTGTCTTGTCTGCTCTAGTGTTTCAATAAATTCTTTTGGTGTCATCTTGCACCTCCCATGAAATTATTAACAATATTTTGTTGTTCGGTATCAATTATTTTATTTTTATAATTCAATATCGGAGCCATAACATCATTTGTCAATGCAGGCTTCAAAATGATTTCATTTGTTTCCAAAAATCTTTTACCATTGATTTTGATTTTTATGTCATAACCGTTAGCGATATGTTCAAGGTCATCTTTAGACAGGGAGATTTCAAATTTACTCATTCTTCCAGCTCCTCCAACTGTTTCTCCATCTTCTGTAGTTTCTTCTTCAGAAACTCACGATGCGCAGTCCGACCTTGCGCAAATTGTCCGTTGCAATCTTTGGAATATTTCTCGATTTCCTCCTTGGTTTTCTCAATCGAGTGTTTCAGTCCTTCGATTACTGTTTGTTTACTATATTTCATGGTTTAACCTGCTTGTTTTTCTAGCCAGTTAAAGAGTAGTCCGAACTGCTCCGTCACCAGCTCATCATCATTGTATTGTTTACAAATTTCTCCGATTGACGACACTACCCACAGCCAATAGGCATCCGAGCCGAAACCGACTTCTTGACTCTTCTGATTACTACGCGCCATCCATTCCGGAATGACTCTGCTGAAGAAATCAATATAATTGATTTTCATGGCAACTCCTCAATCTTGATATAGATCCCGACTGTGTCTGCCCAAAACTTTTCAACAATCTCGCTGGCCACTTGTGCATCATCTTTCCAGTAGCAAAGTTTAGTCATGCAGTCCTTGAGCAACTTCTGCATATTGTCCGTATCTGGCTTTGTAGTCTTGTACTGACCATCATAGCTTTTTTTGATACGAGGGAAGCACCACTTGACTGTCAGTCGAACGGCTCCTTTAAATTTATCAGGAGGTACATGCTGCGCGAGCAAGCTCTCAAATTTTGCTCTGGCATTTTTCAAGTCGGCCGGCTCATAAAAGATCGGCTTTCCAAATTGGACGTTCACCTTTTTTTGCTGGTGAGTCGTAGTCGGAATTTTTTGCATAGGTAAAAAGAATTCAATAGACATTTTTATGAATGTACTCCTTTTCTTTTTTAAATTTCGCTTTTAGTCCATGACCCTTGTATATGACAGGGTGCGTTTTAAGCAACCCTGTCTATACAGGTATGGACATGATGGACGACAGGACATTATCTATATATATAATATATAGTTGCTTGTCGTTCGACACGACCACGTTTTTATGGTCTTGTCTGTCCTTTTTGAGACAAAGACACAACCATAAATTTATGATGTTGTCTCACTTTTGACACAAACAATATTTTATGGTTGTGTCGTATTTTCTTTATTTAAAATAGTAAGCGTGTTTTTATCGAGCCAATATTTTTTTGATGTTTTCAACCGTCTTTCGATAGTTTTTATAGACACTCCTAAATACTCAGCTACGTCTTCTTTTGAAGGTGGCTCGCCGAAATTCGCGTTTTCAATTGCTTCGTCAAACTCTATCAGTTTTTGCTTTTTATCTTCCTTTGCGTTCTTTTTGCGAGTTTCTTTAGCTTTCATCCACCCTGGTTTATCGTCGTCAAGCTTAATATCTGCCAGTACGCCCGATTCATCAAGTGCGTGTACTGGATAGCTAAACCACATGTTCACTGGCTTGAATTTGGCAAACTCTCGAAGCGTGCCCTCGACTCGCCACGCAGTCGCTATCTGGATCTTGTTGCGAGCTTCTTCGAGCTTATCCGTATATGGAGCGCGAGCCATGACATCAGGAATACCTTTCTCAAAATGCGTTCTCATCTGCGCAGGGCTCAAGAGGTCATCTAAGCCGACTTTTTGCTGGTAATAGGCATTATTTCGCTCTTGCAAAGCCTGTTTGTAAACCTCGCACGCTGCCTGATTTAAGCGCTGGGTCAATAGTTCTTCTGATACTTCTAGCTCTACTAAGTCGATAAGTGCGTCAGGATCCCGAGCGAATACACCCGAACCACTAGCGCGGTCCATTGACTTCTTACCACCTTGTGAGCCTTTTGAGTGGTGATGGCAGTAGATAACACTAGAGCCTAACTCTGTCGCTACCTTGTCGAATTGGTTCGTAAAGTGTGCCATCTGGTCTGCGCTGTTCTCGTCTCCAGTCAGGACTTTATAAATCGGGTCGATGATGACTGCAATATAATTCTTTTTCAACGCCCGACGTATCAACTTGGGCGCTAGCTTGTCCATTGGAACGGTCTTACCACGCAGATTCCAGATGTCGATATTGTTGATATTATTTGGCTCTAATTCCATAGCTGTATAGACGTCTTTAAATCGATGTAAGGCTGACGGTCGATCTAGTTCCAAATTGACATAAAGGACACGACCTTTTGAACATTCCCAACTTAACCATTTTTTACCTTCTGCGATAGCGATTGACATCTCGATCAATGCGAATGACTTACCAGCCTTAGATGGTCCAGCAATCAGCATCTTATGGCCCTGACGAAGAACACCTTTTATCAACTCAGGAGCCAATTCTGGCAAGTTATCCCAACTATCGGCCAATCCTTCAGGATCAGGTAAATCATCATTCAAATCTTCGATGTATTGGTACCATTCATCCCAATCAGCTTTACCAATGTTAGTATCTACCAAGAATTGTTTCTGGCCATTTCGGATAAATCCCGGCATGCGTGATAGTCTACTTGGATTTCTGTTTTGTGTATCAACGACGATTCCGTTTTTCTGGCAAATCTTGTAAAGATAATCAACCCTATTGCGGTATTCTTCGTAGTTCTTAGCATCTACTTTGACGATGGCATGTAGTGACTTGTTTCCGCTATGCACCAAGGCAACAATCGGTAATTCAAGTTCTTTGTAGATGGCGTTTTGCTTATCGATCGGCATACTGTCGGACTCGACCAAGGCATATCTGAAATCTGTCACATTTTCATTCTTAGCACCTTTTCCATCCATTGGATTAAATCGAACCCATGCGCCAGCTTCTTCGTGATAGTCACCAAGGACAGCTCCAATATCTCCATTACATTCTTGTAAGAGCTGAATCAACTCACCAGCTGTACGGTCGTAAGCTCCCTTTGTTGGCAGCCATTTGACAATCTCACCAGTTTCGTCGTTAGTTTTCGGATAACATTCAGTCACATAACAAACATTTTCACCAGCTTCAAAAAGTGTTTCAAGGTATTTGATAATCTCCTGAACCGGATTCCAAATTGTCGGCTCATGAATTTCCTTGCCCTCGATCCAATCTTTGTCAATCACACGATAATCACGATCTATTGTATCGGTCCAGCCTAACTCATGCGCATTCTCGCTATCATAGCTAGACTGCGACACCCAACCGTTTTCTTTTGCAAGTTGGGTAATAGTCGCACCCGTCACGATAGTTCCTGCTTCCTCGTTGAAGGTATCCCATTTCTTGAAACACTCGAATTTCTTGTATCGACTATCATTTTGTGACCAGTTATCCCAGTCAGATGCCGTGTAGCCTTCGTGTTTTAAGGCCATGCCCACATTTATCCATGTCTGGTAGTCTACCGTGGCAGGATTGATGTAATCCAGCAACGGCAACAAATTAAAATCATTCTCTGCCACTGTTTTCTCCTTTAAAATAATTTTATTTGTGACTTATAATTTTCAAGTCTCTGTTTTGCTGAGTTGAAAATATCTTCGTCTAATTCGCAACCTACATAGTTAAATCCCATTTCTTCACAAGCTATTAGGCTGCTTGCTGAGCCGACGTGTGTGTCTAGGATTTTATCTCCATCACTTGCATAGTTTTGTAATAGCCAAATATATAAATTAACCGGCTTTTGCGTTGGATGTATCCTTATTTCATTAAGTGCTTTATTTCCTTGCTGCAGGTGACCTTCCGAGATTGATTTTCCTTGCATCATACCATTCCACATATAGCGAAATAGTCGTGTGCTATCATGTAAGCTGCAGTATGCTATCTCACAATCTGAAAAACTTGACTGGCCATTAACTTTATCCCAAACGATACGGCCGGGTCCGAAAGGATAATCAAAATAATTCACACCCCAAATGATTTGATTTTTAGATACCCTGAAAAGTTCATCAAAATAATCTTTGTTTGGAATTTGCCACTCTGAGGTTTCGCCATAAAGCCTATTGACGCCAATCGGACTGACTTTCCGACCATAGTATTTTCTTTTTTCTGGTCCGCTGAAATATGGAGGGTCTACAATAGCCAAGTCAAAATATTTATCTGGATATTGACGCATTACATCAAGGCAATTATCTAAAATAAACTTTCCTTTCATCCTAACTCCTTTGCTATCGCCTCAATCACATTGACTGTCACGCTATTTCCTGCTTGCTTGTATAATTGAGAATTGCTATTTACCTCTTGAGCTTTATCAAAAGCCCAATCTGGAAAACCTTGTAACCTCCAGCATTCTCTAGGTGTTAGCTTGCGGATTCGATAGCCATCGGTGATTCCAAAACTTCCAGCTCGAACAGTGCTACCTCCCCCACTTGATGTTAATGTTCCAACCTCATCTTTTGTGATTTTGTTGTAAAAGTCTACAACTTTGGCCAGGTTATTCTCTTGATAGCTATTGCTAGTCAGAGTAGGAGCGATGTCATGTTCTCCGCCTTGATTATAACTGTGGGCTCTTTGAATAATTTTTACCCCCTCCCCTTTATTTGTTGTGAGTGTGGGAGCCAATCCAGTTGATTCATAAACCTCTCCATTCATCCCATTTCCTGAAGGATGGATGTTTCCGATAGACCTCACTTTCTGCGATTTACTTTCAACAATGTACGCCCCTGCTCCTTGTGAGTTGCCGTATCTGGTTGTAATGGTATTGCTGTACTGCTTTTTGATTGAATTAGCTTGCTGGCCACATTTTGAGAGAGGAAAAACTCTTCTGGTACGTTCTCCTCTAAGATGTCCGATAACGAACACACGTTCCCGATTTTGGGGGACTCCAAAATCTTTGCTGTTAAGCACTTGCCATTCCACATTGTACCCCAATTCATCCAAGGTTGAGATAATGGTCTCAAACGTAATTCCGTTTTCATGATTGAGGAGTCCTTTGACATTCTCAAGGAATAGATATTTAGGTCTGAGAATAGATGCGAACCTAGCAATCTCAAAGAACAAAGTTCCTCGAGTATCTTCAAAACCTCGTCTGTTTCCTGCAATCGAGAAAGCCTGGCACGGAAATCCTCCACAGATAATGTCCACACGTCCGATTCCTCGAATAAACTCGTCTGATACTGCTGTGATGTCATGTAATTCTATTTCTCCTTCTGTGTTAAACATGGCTTTATAACTGGCTCTAGCGAATTTGTCAATCTCACAAAAGCCGATACATTTATGGCCGGCAGACTCCATTCCAAGACGGAACCCACCGATGCCAGCAAATAAATCAAGAAATTTCATACATCACCCCGGCACATATTCAGCTGGTCGCACGCCTGCTGGTAATCGCCAGCCGTTTGCAGCAATGCGATCAATCATATTTCTAGCGTGATCAAATTGCCACATGCCAACATCTTTGAAACCTCGACCTTCTAAGAATCGAATTTGTTTTGGTGTGGTCAGGCCTTCTGATTGTCGCTTGTGCAATCTGTCTAAATATAAAGCAGCCTTTCCAGCATTCCCGATTTCATCAGGAAGTATACCGTATTTCTCAAGCGCTTTAATTTGCTTGTCACTAGCAGGCGCCATTTCCCATCCGAAATTGGGCACGTAGTTCGACAAGTCTTCAGCATGGATAGACATTTCGAATTGCAATGGATCCACAAGTTTGCGTTTACGCTTGCGCATTTCTTCCAATTGTTTGGCCAATGCCTCTTCACGCTGTGCGACGACGTCTTCGGTTGCCTTGACTTCCATATCTTCAAGGTCAAGCATAACGCCTGTCTGCTCTTCCATGTTCTCAACCATTTTTTGAGCGACTTCTGGAGTCTCACAGATCAAGTGAGCTGGCCGGCATAGTTCGTGGCGTTCAGTGTGCCAGAGGAAGTCTAGCAAGAGCAATTCTTCCTTCCCTGGATGCAAGCGAGTCCCACGCCCCACCATTTGAGAATAGAGCGCTCGCACTTTGGTAGGCCTTAGCACAACTACACAATCTACTGATGGGCAATCCCACCCTTCAGTCAATAACATCGAATTACAAAGCACGTTGTAACGGTCTTTCTCAAAGTCTTCTAAGATTTCTGCACGGTCCTTGGACTCTCCATTGACTTCAGCAGCACGAAATCCTTTTGCGTTTAGGATATCGCGAAACTTCTGTGAAGTCTTCACCAGTGGCAAGAATACGACTGTCTTACGGTCTGCGCATTGCTTGGCCATTTCATCTGCTATCTGCTCCAGGTATGGATCCAGTGTCGTTCCGACATCGCTCGCCTTGAAATCGCCTGCCGACATGCTGACATTTGATAAATCCAAGCTAAGCGGAATTGTCAAAGCCTTGATTTTAGATAAGTACCCTTCTTGAATAGCTTGGACTAACGAATACTCATAAGCCAAGCTGTCGAAGTAAGAGCCCAGGTTCTTCATATCTCCGCGGTCTGGGGTCGCTGTGACGCCCAAGACGTTTGACTGCTCAAAATATCCAAGAAC